GGTACTAGTATTGATGTAGCTGTTAATAACATTGCACGCGGAGACAAGAACGCTCTTGTCATTACCGATGCAGAAGACAGATGTCATCACTTTACCGATAAAGCATTCTTTATAGGTCTAGAAGGAGCAAGGTTCAATCACTTTGATAGTGAAGTTATCAAGCAATACTCTCAAAGAGGACAAGTTGTAGTCTTTGACGGTAGTAAGATCTCCAAAGTAGATCAGTATGGAAACACTATTGAGAATAACTAAAATCCAAAAAGTATCCTATGTTACTTGCAAACAGAAAGTTTAATCATGAAACAGATAGCTTTCATGAATCACTTGGTATCCCCGGGGATATCCGTACTAAATGTAGAGAACGTGTTTTCTTTACAGCAATTAGTAATGCATTCCAAAGAGAAGAACTCTTTGAAGACCCAGATGACGCTCCTAAAGAACTTCGTACTGTCAGCGGTGACTTGCAAAGATGTTTACAAAGCATAACAGATCAGTTAGAGTATGAATATACTCTTATGATCTTTACAGGCTACCAACGTATGGCTAAAGAAATCTTTGGCTACTACAAACATCTTCAAGAAAACCAAGACAACAAAGAAGATAGACTTAAGTCTATGATTATAGAGCTTGTATCTGAAATGAGAAGTAAGCACGAAGAAGAAGATGATGATGAAGAAGACGCTCCTATAGATAAACTTGATAAAAAGTCTATGATGAAGCGTATTAGTTTTGTAAAGAAGAGTCACCACAATTTTGATACGTACATGAATATGTTACGTAGATGGGCTGATGGTAATAATTCAAACAATACAGAAAAGAAGCCTGATATTGATGACTTGTTAAGGAAACTTTTTTCTAATGAGGACGAGTAGTTGTATATAGACCGGTGGGAGAAATCCCACTGGTCTTTTTTTAGTTTGAACTGTGAGATAGATTCACATCCCCAAGTATACAGTACTTTATGTTCTGTGTAACATCACTAGTAGCTACGTTTATAGTAAACGAGCTAACCGGATTGACAGTAAAGAAGTTAGATCTCGTAATACTGTCATAGTCTGATGGATTGAACCATAAGACTTCTGAAATTGATCTTAACCCTGTGGTGTGTGCTATGATTAAGAAAGCATCACCAAGGTCTAATATACCGTTCTTGTTTACATCTGCTGCCTTCCACTGTTTAGTTCCTGTCATAGATAATCCAGGACTAAGATTGTTAGGCGTATTAATGTTCAAGCACTCCGCCCATGTTGCTGTAAAGTCAGCTGAGGTTATACCCTGCATTGTTAATGAGGGTACAATCTTGTATGTAGAGTTCTGATTAGGTAAAGTAAACGTATAAGTCCCATTAGTATTTACGGTCTTATAGTCTACCAGTACATCTGATCCATTAACAACTCTGTATAAAGTGAGCAGAGGTCTAGATGTTAGTCCCGCAGGAATAGTAACTGTTCCTGTCAACGTATTTGTTACAGCCACTGTGTTAGTTGTATTAGCTGTATAAAATCCAGTAAAGGTAGCATCAGCAGGATTTGACCAGGTACCAAACTCTATTATATATGCACAGTTGTAGTTGTTTGGAAGGTCGTTCCAACAACCCCCTCCACCCCATTTAGTCACTGCATAGTGTTCCCCACCCGCGTTATTAGGTTCACCTGCACACCAGTTGTTATACTGACCAGCTATGTTACCAGCAGTCTGACCGTTTGCTGTCTTGATTAACGTACCATTCTCAGGACCTGCGTCTACACGCCAATAACCCTCTTGAGCTACATCTGAGAGTGCAAACCAAATATTATTCTGTGGTACGTTAGCAACAATAAAGTCTTGCTCAGACTGAGAAGTTATAGTCACAAGATAACCAGTCTGACCTTTAAAAGTTTGTTGTGAAGCAGCTGTCTTTGCTGCAGAATAAAAAGCAGTAGTAGATATTGGTCTATAAAAGTGACCATTGATAGCATTATAATAATAGCCAGCTGGGTTTTCTGTGGTAGATACAGATATCTGTACGTTACCAAGTGTAGATCCAGTATTGATCTTTAAAGTAGCTAATGCATTATTTACGTTAGCTTGAGTACCAGTAAAACTTATACGTGTCTGATTGGTCCAGGAATTATATCCTGTAGCAAAAGATAAACCTGTAGTAGTTGTAATACTAAATGTAACTCCTGCAGGTGGGTCAACTAACCCTATAGAAGTTAATAATGACTGTGTACTAAATCCACTAATAACAAACCCACTTGCATCTTGCCCGCTCACATTAACCTGGTATGTTCTACCAGGAGGAGCCGTAATAGACTGAGCTTGAGTAAGCACAGTCATCAAGCATAGTAATATGACAAGTAAGATTCTCATAGGTTGATTTTACTTCCTACCAAAAAGAAACTCAGGATAGGAAACTCTCTGTTTGTACTAGCGTTAAGCTTATAGTTTACGTTAAACTTAAACTTCTTGCTTATCTGATAGTCAAATCCAGATCCTGCAAAGAAACTAAAAGTTCTATCACTCTGTGTTACTTTATCTTTTGTTGAGTATATCAGAGGAGTAGAAATTATATACAGTTCAGGTGATATAGTTAACCTCTTACGTTTGTTTAAGTAAAAAGGCTTAGTATAAAAGGCAGTGATTGAAGGACTAAAGAATGTATTATCATCTTCACTTATTACACTTGCTGCACCTGATACATTAAAGCCGGTCACCCCAAACTTGCCAGCATTAAGAATACCACTGTACCCAATAAAGCCAAGGATATTTCCGTAGCTGTAAACTGCAGTCAGTGCAAAGTTGGATATATACTTAAGCTTCCCACTTTTGTTTACACTCATTTTAGTATACTTACCACTAAGAGCAAACTGCTTAAAGTTAAACCATATCATTCCAGTCATTCCCCAACTGGTCTTACCAGTCAGTGATGACTGACTCATAGATAGATTCAGGATGGGCGTAAACGTCTTATCCAAGTTCTGTGCCGTAGTAAAGTCAGATGATACTAGTATGGGGTTATTCCCTCCACCTTTACCACCGCCTTTACTACCTGATTTACCTCCTCCTCCTGAAGAAGAACTATTGTCTCCTCCAGATTTATCTGATGAGGCATCAGCACTCATTGTGGTAGAAGCCGCAACTTCTTGAGACCCTTCTGTAGAAGACTTTTGGTCAGATGAAGATGAGCTACTACTATTGCTCCCGCTAGAGCTACCAGTACCAGTAGTATTTTGACTAGAGCTAGTAGACCCTGACGAGCCTCCTGATTGGTTATTAGAACTGGTATTAGAAGAATTAGAAGAACTATTAGAAGTATTTCCATTGTTATTAGATTTAGAGTCCTTGTTATCCTTTGAGCTAGCGTTGGATACGCCACCTCCCCCAGATGACACTGAGCTTCCTGTTGCACTTGAGACTACAGAAGATGTAGCCTGACTCTGTGCAGAGCTCATGATTGATCCCACCACACTTTGTACTGTGTTACCAATAATCTGACTAGTAATCTGATTCTGGGTAACCTGCCCGGATTGCTGACCGCAGGGTGAAATCTTTCTATAGTCAGCATATGTAGCATCTACCCAAACAGCAAAAGCCCCGCTACTGACATCTGCTGCAGTAAACGAGGCTGTACGATTTAGAAAGTATATTGTAGTAGTACCCGTTACAGGTATATTGAACGTAGTCACCACCTTTGTACAAGGATCTGTGAAGTTATACGTTAATACCTGACTTCTTGCAGTCAAAGTAAGGGCAAGCAATGTTATGATATAAAGGGCACGATGCCACACTAGTTCTTGAAGATCTGCTTCTTGATCATACGCAGAACTACTCTTGAAGCCGCTGTTTCCAGAGCCTTCTTAGTAGTGATACCAATCGTTGATTGGTTGAACTTAATTTCAGAGAGGTTATCATCATTAAGAAGAGTAAGCTCTCTTACTGTCTTGGCTTCTCCAAGACCTGAGGCAGTGAAGTATTCTCCTGTTTCAGCATCCACGAACTTAGCTTGTAAACCAAGTCGTGTTACCATAGTTTCTTTTACACCATTTGCAAGCTTCACCTCCTCGTCAACAGATACAGAAAAGTCATATACTTCTATGTACACAAAGTAACGTGCTAACATAATCTTACCACGTCCATCCAGTTTGTTCTCAGTAATACCAGACTGACTGGCCTGAAACTGCTTTACCATGCGGTTCTTAATCTCAGTCTTATCTTCTGTAAAGGTGAACCTACCGGTCTCCTCCAGATACTCAACAATGATATTAGTAACACCCAGGCCAACTCGTTTGTCTTTAAGCTCTGGGTACATAGCATATACATCTTCATTGATACCTAAGCTTAATAGCTGTATAGGAATAGTTGGACCGTTATAGTCCATCAAAGAATCAATGTTTACTTTCTTTTCAAAGCCAGCCTGATACTGTTCGGTCTTAGTAGACCCTACTGTCTGAGCTGTACACTTATTTAAAAGTGAACTGATCAAGAACATAGATAAAAACCACAGGCCTACAATCAAAGTAATCTTAAGTATATCTTTATCAACTTTCATCATCATTAGATTTTATAGGCTCAAGAGCTTGGATATAAGAATCAATTAATCTAGAAACAGCTTCTGGCTTTTCATCAGATTTAAACTTTACCCTTATTTTAGCTTGCCCAGAACTATTAGGATTAAATCCAGAATCAACTTCTATTCCTTTTATGTTATGCTGGTATCCCTTTTTCTTAAATAGTCCTAACAGAGATTTTTTAAGATTGGAAACATCTTTTTCTTCGTCTCCAAATAGCAGTCTACAGCTAAACTCAATATCTAATTCATCTAATCCTATAGATGAGTGATCTGCTAAAATATAAAGAGGTACTACCAAGTCTTTACCACCTACATTAAACGAAGTAGTTTTAGGAGTACCATCTTCATTAAAATAGTTTCTTATTGCATTAATATGCTGTCTTTCACTTATACTTTGAGAAACCATGGCGGCCTCTAAGAGACCGCCTATGAGTTCCTCTACGTTTAATCTTGCCATAAAGTATTTTTACTGTTTAGCTTTCCTTAGACAATGGAACCAAAGATGGCTCAAGCATAGCAGTCAAAAAATCAGATAACTTTAACATACCTTCTGTAGGAGGTAACTGCTCAGCATGAACTTTAACTTCATACTTAGCTGAATTATCAGTACTTCTGGTATTTTCTTTGTGTGTACTTACGCTTCCACTTACTTTAGCATTAAAGCTCATACCCCACCATTTACCACCAGCAGAAACTTCATAGCCAGTCTGGGTATCACTAGTTTCTTTTGATCCTTCTGATGTTTTAACTTCCATTGTGAAGTTAATATCAGCTGAAGTAATAGCAAGAGAAGGAAGTGGAACCAAAGGAAGCATAGGAACTTTACTGTAAACAGTTTTAAGTTCTTGAACACCAGTGTCACCATTAGTAAACACTCTTTCCATCTGTACATCTAAAGAACGAGCCACCTGAGCGTCTCCTTTCTTTTCAAAAGCAACCTCAGAGATATATCTCCAGGTTACTTCATTTAGCTTGGCTTGACCTTTGGCCATGCCAATAATAGGACTAACAATAAGTTCTTCAATAGGAAGTCCCCTGAACTGATCTGCAATAGAATCTGCCATAGTTTTGAGTTTTATAGGTTAAGTAAATTTTACCATCTTCTCATACTTTTTTTTAATCTCCTTTATCTCATGTGTTGCAGAATAAAAGGATGATTTGACATCTTCACTTACAGAAAAGTTAAAAACAGTATTACAGTGAGGACATTTGCTTTTGGGGTTTTTTATTATAAAGTCTAAATCAAAACCCAGTTGATTTTTACATATTGGACACGGCATTGCCATGATCTTTGATTTTATTAGAGTACTTTGAAAGCAGCCAGTATGACAGCCAAAAGACTCCTGATAAACAATAAAATATCATATCGGTAAGCCAAAAGCTGCCCGTAATATCTAAAAGCGTCTTGAACAAAAAGTCGTAGCCCAGTGGCAAAAAAAACATTGCCAACATCAAGCTTATATCCCGGGAGGAACGTAAAATCTTTAATCTGTTTCTTTTGTTCATCAGCTTCCATATTACAGGATTAAGTGAAAAATATTATTCCGGATCTTTAATCTTGCCACACTTAACACACTCTTCATCACCATCACCGTCTACATCACCCCATACATGTTCACACTGTCTGTGGGCAAAGTATTCATCAATCTTACCATCACCATCAAAGTCTAGACCGTCCATTACGCCATCACCGTCTTCGTCAATCTCTGTACCTTTTTTAGAAACTGGTGCTGTATCAGATTTAGAATCTCCTGCTTTAGCAGCAAATGCAGCAAATGTTGGATCTACAAGACTTCCACCGGCAGGCTTAGCTGACTCTTTCATTTCATTAGTATGAGACAGACTAACACCGTCTTCTTCATCCATTTTCTGAACTAACATCTTGTCCTTGTCGGTATCAGAGAACCAGTAGTCAATGATCTTGCCATATGAGCCGATGAAAGCACCCAGCATAAGAAGTAGAAGTTCTTTCCACTCACCAGCTATGGGATGACCCAACTCTATGGCAATAAATATGCCACCAACAATAAACATAAATGACCCAAGAACAAGAGCTGTAATAAACCAGCGTCTCCTCATCATTGAATTGAGCAAGGCTTGAAATCCCGTTACTGGTGTTGTTTGTTCTTCTTTCTTTTTAAATAACATATACTTAGGTTTTATATTACCACTTTGGTTCTTCTGAAAACTCTTTCTTCTTTGGAGCTGGTTCTGCAGGTTTAGCAGCTGGTTTCTCAACCACACGCTCAATTACTTTAGTACCACCGGCAGCTTGTTGCTGAGCCTGTGTATTATTAATGATAATACTTGGCTGTGCAGCGGCAGGAGCTGGAGCAGCTTCTTCTTTACCTCCAAAAAATGTTGTACCTACCCAGGTGCCTGCACCAAGGATTACTGTACTGATAGTACCAATCAAAGTCTTCTTAAGACCTGACCAAGTACCTTCTTCTTGTGTTACTTGTTCTTCTGACATAGTTTATGATTTTATTAGTTTAGTTGTTATACGTTTACGGTTATCAAATAATACTAGATTATACATACCTACAGGCATGCTAGAACTTGATACTGGTTTACGAAATGTAAACTCAGTGTCTTCTGTTTTGAACTTACCTAAGTCCATAATAAGTCTACCTTGCATATCATAGACCAGTGCATTCATGTTGCTGTTCTTTGGTAGAAATACTACTACCTCAAACATGCCGGTAGTCGGATTAGGATTTACCGTGATAGTAGGCTCCATGTTTGCAAATACTGGACCTCCTCCATTCATGCGGTAACTAAGAACTATACGGTCTGACTGCAACACAATGTTGTAGTGATCACCGTTTTCATCAGATGCATCCATCAAACGCCTCACATATACAAAGCTGGTGATGTCTGTACCAGGATTCTTAGGTGAGAACTTAAGCTTATAAGGAGTAAAGTCTCCAGTTAAGAAACCCTTATCCTGGTTATTCATTCCACCAAACCTTACTATACCTTTTATACTGTCGTTAGTTACATACTGAAGCCAAGGTCCGTCAATGTTAGACTGGATCTGCTCAAAACGAACAACCGCAGGATCATACTTCATCTCAAACTGTAAACCTGTGTTCTTGTACCCTGCGTAGCTTACGTTAAACGGTACATACAAAGGCTGTGTATTGTTTACATAAGTATCAGGTACAGTTACATTTATGTTACCACGGTATATTGTACGAGCTACAAGTTGCCCCTGTGCATTATATACTGGTGAAGAGTGAGAACGATCTACGTCACCCAGTAACATATACTTGATATCAATGTTTGTAGAGTTAACTGTAGTCACAGAGTCATATACAAACAAACCTTTATCACGGTTATTGGCCCAAGTGGTCCACTGGTTTGCACCCATAGCCAATGAGTCAAACTCATTCTTCAAGAATACATTCACAAGACGAGCTGTATCAATTGGCTGTAGTCCTGATACAGAAGCATAGATGTTATAAGGATCACCACCATCTAATACTCCATTACGGCTAACATCTGCTATCAAATAAGCCAAGCCGTTGGTTAGATACGTCCTTGGAAAGTTCTGATTAATATCAGCATTCTTAAACTCATTTAAAGTCTTTACAGCATCTGCTACAGTAACAGCACGGTCACGCATTGTGATCAAACTATCCTGAGGAAACACTACTTTAATCTTATACTTAGTGTTCTGCTCTATGTTACTTAATGTATAAGTACCATCTGCAGCAGGAACTGTACGTGATGCTTCTACACCTGTATTGTTATCATAAGCAATAAGTGTAGGAAGGCCAGTACTAGCACCCATCCATATTTTACCAGAGATAGTCAGGTTACCTTGTAAGAAAATAGCAAGCTTCTTATTAGTCAGCGTTGCTACGTTATCTCCTATACTGGTACCGTCTACTCTAAAAAGTCTTGCCCAGTTAACAGTAATCGTATCTGATACGAAGTTGGCTGCAACAGCATTGATCTTAAACTTATTATGGATTATGTATCCATTGTTTGTACCAAATCCACTGCCGGCAGGAAGCGTAAGATAGTTACGTCCTACTGACCAGGCATTGTCTGCAGAGTAGACATAACTTCCATTACTATACCCACTGTACTTATAGTCATTAAATTGTCTATAGTCCAGCTGAGGCTGACGACCAGTAGTTACATACGGAGTGTCTATGTGAGTACTCAGATGCGTAAACAGGTCCTTCTTAAACTGAAAGTCAACCTGAAACGTTCTGATATCCACAGAACCACTAGGCTGGTAGTACCACGCCACATCTAAAGTATCTCCTCTTTTTACACTAGCTAACTGCTGAAAGTGTCCGATTGTTTGTGAGTAAGTGAGTGTTGAAAGAAGAAGAAAGCAAGCAAGCAAAAGTTTTTTTATCATAGGAGTTTGTCAATTAAAGCCTGACAGGCTTTTTTGATTACGTTACTAACAGATTGTTGATTAGGTTTTCCATCCTCAGGTACGACCAAGTTGGCCATAACTATTTCAGAAGAAGACTCTTCAATTTTCTTTGAGCTTACAAGCTTGCCGTTTTTATATAGCATGCCTTTCAAACCCATAATAGTAGTATTACTCTGCTTTTTAAAGACAGAAACACCACCATTTGTCTGTACGATATCAAAGAAGTATATCTCCGTAACTAGACTTAGTTCACCCTCATACTTTTTAGGAAGCAGGTCAAGTCCTTTGTCCTGAAGCACTTCAGCCAAGATGTTCTTTACACCAAAGCTTAGATTCTTATTAGCAGTAAGCGGACCAGTAGGAATATTGTTCCGTACACTATCAATATATATACTTTGTGAGTATGATGATACCCACACAGTACAGAATAGCATTATAAAATAACCTCTAAGGTTCATAACGTTAGATTTAGAGGTTGGTTTTATTATGAATCAGCGTCCTTGTCCTCGGTACTTGGAGACTGCCTTGTCCTTTGGTCCTCTGCTTTTGGCAGCTTTACCGCCCTTACGTTTTCCAAAGGTGACCTTTCTTGATTCTCCGGCTTTGGAGCCTTTGGCCTTAGCCATATCTTGAAGTTTTTAGTAATAACTTTTTTTATCATGCAAGTAATGCGTGATACTCTTTAAAGTGTTTGATACGATCTGCTAAACCAATAGTACCACCGTTTACACGCTTTGTAGCTTTTGTAACAGTCTCAACACTAGAACCTTGGTTAGCAATGGTGTTAAGACCATTCTTACTCCAGAACCAGGCAGCAGATGCCAAAGGATATTTGGTAGCTACTAGATCAGGATTATCTACTATACTCTCTGGTACAGAAGCATCAAATGCAGTATAGTTCTGCTTACCGGTCAATTGGATATATCCACGACCACGAAACTTATATCCTTCACCAGAAGCTTCAGGACCGTTACCCATACGTCCACCGTATACACGGTTAGCAATCTTTTCAGGCTTGCGTGCATACTGATCAGCCAAAGCCTGTGTAGGAAAATACTTTTTAAAAATGCCCATAAGACCCTTAGCTGAATAGTTAAGGTTCTCTTGCGTTAACTTAAATCCACCTGACTCGTGTCCACACTGAGCTAAGAAGTGAGCAAGACGTAGCGGTGTGTTCACTGCAAACTTCTGCATCACTTCAGGGATCTGTGCAATAACAGTATCAGGTACATGACCTTTGAGACGTGATAAATCCATATACTAAGAATTAAATATTAGCCTTAGGCTTGGGTTTGTAGTACTTCTTTTTCTTCTTCTGCTGTACTGGAGCAGCGGGTGCAGGCATAGTTTGTGCCTTTACCTCTTCAACCTTCTTCACTACTTTCTTTTTGAAGAGGCTGAGAAGCTTTTGAATCAACATTTTCATATTATCTGTTTTTAGATCCGATCTTCCAGTAACTCTGGAATCCGTAGTTTACATTGCCATTGATATCAGAACCGGCTTTTACACCCATAATCTGATCACGCTTGGTCTTTAGAATTAATCCTACTTCAGCTGTGCTGGGAGCAAGCTTTGCATCAACATTTATAGCACCTCCTATATAAACTTGATTACGTTTAGGAGGATACTTGGTAATGGTGATCTTTTCGGTTATAGTAGGAATCTTATATTTATAGTCGTAGGATCTATTTAATAGTTTATTAAACTGTGTAGTATCTGCTACAGCTATGTAACCCAGAGTATCTAGTTTCAAAGTATCAGAGTATACATTCTTTGAAGCATGCTCTTTAACCAGTGCCTCAAACTGCAACTTTAAAGCTGCATAGTTTGTATCAGGCAAGTACTGAGGAGGAAGAGTATCAATATCATAGATTACTTCCCGGATAGTCATTTGGCGTATAATAGTACTGTCATGCTCGTTCCATACAGTGTCACGAACTACTACAGTATCTGCTTTAGGCTTATCAAAAAAGCCAAATCCGTTGTTGCAACCAACGCGGGATAGCAGGATAAGACCAATAACTACCAGAATACCTATCGTATACTTATTAAGCTTCATCTTCTTTCTTTTTCTTGTGGCTGAATTTATCTACGCTGTCTGCTCCTATACCCACACAGGTCATAATAAGAACAGCGTCCACAAGAGCATCAGACGGCTTGATATCACCGTGAGTAAAAGAGTTTGCTGTAAGAGTTACACAGAGAAACAGTGCACCCATAAATCCAACTACCGGCTTAATAGATGTAGACCCGCGTTCATCTTTGAAGAGGTCCAATAACCATTGCTTAAAACTCATATAGTACGTTTTTTAGGTTTAGGATTAGATGTATTGTCAGGTAGCACAGCATATAACTCGTTGGCTATAAAAGGCTTAGGGTTTTCTTTACCCGGAGTATTAGCTGCTGTCTTTCCTCCGTAGACTTGACGTTCTAGGTTGTCTATACGAGTCTTGTCTATATTAGACTGGGCCATAAGAGCCTTGACATCAGCTTTAATTTCGTTGACGTCATTCCAGATCATCAGACTGACAATAGACACAAGACTGGGAAACACCCAGACTTTGAATGCTGCAATAGCCGGATTTTCCTTTACCATCTTTAGCTAGCCTTTACAAGTTTGAACTCATAGACATCCCCAGCTGGCTTTTTCAAGCTGATAATCAATGTGTTAGGGATGATGTTTCCTTTCTTGTCCTTACGTACAAAATAGCGGAGCTTCTCAGGGTGAGAAACAGCTACCTGATTAGCACCTGGAGCTACATTAGCTGCAGGAATCTCAACGAGATTAGCAGGCACCTTAGCACCACTCATCATTGTACCGGGGATAGGCCAGCCCAGAGCATCTTTCTGAGCATAGAACTTCTTTGACATCTTATATAAGATTTATAAACCTAGAATATGTAGGGCCTAAATAAACTCTACAATATAATATACGAAATTTTGTAGAACTTACCTATATTTGTAGACCAAACCCTTTGAAATTTATGGACCCAAAAACCTATGCTATCCAGCTTGAAAAGAAGCTGATAGAGCAGTTTAAAGACTCTTTCTATGAAAAGATGGGGTATTACCCAACAGTAATAACCCGAGTACAAACAGACATGGATCAGTACATACCTATGATGAGCCTGCAGTCACTGGAAGAATTCTTCCAACCATTCTTACCTACTAAGTATGGCAGGATAGTAAGACTTCAAAGTAAAGACCGGTATAGAGAAATCGTAGAACTCAGAAGCATATACTGTTTTCTTGCCAGACAGCTGGGTTACAGCCTAATAAGTATAGGTGAAAGTCTAGGCAAAAGAGATCATACAACGGTAATCCATAATGTTAGTTCTTGTAAAAACCTTTTACAGACCTGTGAAACCTTTAGGCAGAAATATCTTACAATCCTCACCTATATAAAAGAACATTATGAGTCACCAACTATGGACAACGCTAATCAAGTACAATGTGAGCCCGAACCAGCTCTACTTCCTTGATTGCTGCAGAAACAAAATTAAACCGACCAGCCTCATAGATGTAGATGCTGAAAGAGAATCCGCTACAAACAGAGGTCATATCGGACAAGATGGTAAACTAACTCCCGGGGCACTATTTATCCTGGATGAATTTGAAACTTTACTAGCCAAGACAAAAAAGAGGGTAGCTTCAGAAATCCTTGGTACTGACGCATTTAACGCTATAACTACCTACAGAAACATGTTTCCTGCCCAGAAATTACCTTCTGGAGAACTGGCTAGACAGTCGGTACAGGAACTTAAGGACAAGTTTGTTTGGTTCTTTAAAACCTATCCTGAGTTTGACTGGGACCTGGTACTGGATGCCACTGATTACTACGTGTATACCAAGCAGAAAGACGGTTACTTGTACATGATTAACAGCTCTTATTTTATACAGAAGACTGACCCTCGTACTAAGATTAGCCGCTCAGCCCTGGCCGACCATTGCCAGATGATATTAGACAACCCAGAGATTCTAAAAACTGCCTAAAAAGTTGTAGATTATTATGTAGACTTTTTTGTTGTTCTACAGTTTTAGTTCTACATTTACACTTACAAAACACATTCCACATGGAAACACTAACACACAAAGAGGAGCTAAAACAGCTCTTTACTCAACTCCCCTCTGCTAGGCTCACCGGAGATACCGGTGATGAAGTTAAATTAATTAACTACTCTATTCTTGAGACTATCGTAAGTAAGATGATGAATAAAGCTTACTACACAGGTAAAGCTGAAGGTCTTGATTCTCTTCAAAGCCTGATGGACGAAGTTTTTTCAAAGTAATTCATACTTACATTATATGGGGCTAGCAGAAGAAAAATACGGATGCAGAAGTTATGTCAGCGTTCTAGAAGAAGGTTTGACATACATAGAAAAGAGAATGACCGGTGAGATCAAGTCTCTTAAGACACCATGGCCTGGCTTTAATCAAGCAGGCGTTGGTGGACTTGAGTGGGGATCTATGCTCACTATCGGTGCACGTCCTGGTGCAGGAAAGACTATGATAGCCTCTCAAATAATAAGAGAAGCACACCGCCTTAATCCTGATCAGAAGTTTAATATTGTTGAGTTCCAGTTTGAGATGGGTGCCAAGCAGTACGCAGCACGTCAGTTTGCAGCTGAGGTTGCTGAAGACTATGGAGTCATCTTAAGTACAGAAAAAGCGTTAGATAATTTTATCTACGAAAGAGCTAAACAGTATATCCAAGAAACGAAGTTCCTTTTTTCTAAAGGAATACACAGAGATATGTTTCCTATATCTCTTAATCACAAAGAAATAGAAGACGCTATAAAGATCAAGTACGTGGATGGCGGACGTAAGCCAATGATTGTTACAATAGATCACAGTTGGCTTATCAAAAGAACAAGCTCAGAAAAAGATAAGTTTGATGTTCTCTACAACACAACAGAAGTTCTCATGAGATTAAAAAATGAGATTCCTATTACTGTTGTAATGATCACTCAGTTAAACAGATCCATGGATGAGTCTTCACGTAAAACACCTGGGTCTATTGCAAACTATCCTACAAGCTCTGACATCTTTGGCGGTGACGCACTGATGCAAGGATCTGATATGGTAGTAGCTCTATCAAGACCTTTTAAATCTGACATTCGTTCATACGGTCCTTATGCTTACGAAGTAAACAAAGAAGATGTCTTTATGCACCTTCTTAAAGTACGTAATGGTGACGAACAAAAAAGTATTGTCTTCCTAAAAATGGATGGCAAGAACCAGCGTATGGTAGAAGTACCAGAGTTCACAGCAACAAGACCTGACGGAACATACTTACGTTATTCACAAAGAACAGGAGGTGGAGGTACAAGAAATATATCTGCTCCTATTGGTAGTGAATTAGATTAAAACACAATCACATGTTCAACACATCACTACTTTGAACTAATCACTCGTGATCTAGAACCAGCAGATCCTAACCGAACAGTATATCGTATACCATATAACTCTTCATTTGAAGAGGAGTATGAGATCAATGAAAAAGGTTCTTATCTAGTACCGTTAGAAGAGCTAAGAGCTATTGATGCACAAAGTGTTGCTATCAATGGTCAATCAGCGTTACTAGAAACAGCTAAGCCTCAAAACATAAAACAAGTTACAGCTTATAAAGCACCTGCTCCTATGGAAGATGGTCCATACAGCGAGATGACAATCCGTGACTTTATGGCTATTACTACAGGCAAACCTGTTAGTGCTAAAACATGGCTTAACGAACTTATAAAATCAACATCTAAGTAATATGGCACAAGGCATCCTAGTTATTGCAGAGTCCGGTGCTGGTAAATCTACCAGTATAGAAAACCTGGACCCAAAAGAAACATTTATTATTAACGTAGCTAACAAGCCTCTCCCTTTCAAAGGCTGGAAGAAAAAGTACATCCAATGGAGTAAAGATAACCCTACAGGTAATCTGTACACCGGTTCTTCCGCACAACAAATTGAAGCAGCTTTAGGTTACATCAACTCTAAACGTCCTGAAATCAAGACTATTGTCATTGATGACTTTCAGTACATGTCTAGCTTTGAGTTCTTTGACCGCAGCGATGAGAAAGGCTATGAGAAATTTACTCAGATCGGTGCTAACCTAGCTCGCATTGCACGTATGCCTAAGGATCTCAGAGATGATCTTACTATTTTCTTTCTTACACATGCTGAAGAGTCAACAGACTTAGAAGGTAAACGCAAGTTTAAAGCAAAGACTATCGGCCGTATGGTTGATGAGAAGCTTAGCCTAGAAGGTTTGTTCTCTATTGTTCTCTTTGGTAAAGTCAAGAAAGACAAAGATGGCAACATCCGTTTTGTATTTGAGACACAAAACAATGGTGAGAATACATGCAAAAGTCCTAAAGGCATGTTTGACAGCTTTGAGATAGCTAATGACTTGGCTCTTGTTAAAGAGTCTATATATACTTATGAAAACTAATTCCTCATTTTTTAAATTCAAAAACACAGCGTATGTTCAGTACAAGCGGACAGGAAGTAAAACAAAGTGGCGGTTCTTCCAAGTCATTTAACCCCGGAGTAGTTTATGCTCACATTAACAGTGGTCAACTGCGTACATCAAACAAAGGTGACAAGAAAGTACTGGAACTCTATTTAGAGGGACCAGCTCTTGAAAACTTTGAAGGATGGCCAATTGACAAAGACAACCCTGATGGACCTAAGTACAAAGGTCAGACAGCTCGTGTTGGAGCCACTATGTGGACTGACGAGTTTGCTAATACAAACGTATCTCGTAATGAGATCATGTATAAGCTAACTATTATTGCTACAGAACTTGGTCTTAAACATGAACTAGATTCTATTCAGGCTAACACCATTGAAGAATGGGTTAAAGAAGTAATTGATCTAGTAAAAGGTCAGAACTTATATTGGTTCTTAAAGGGTACAGAGGAAGAATACAATGGAAAGACTATTGTAAAACTATCTCTGCCAAAATACAAGTTTGTTTCTATTGATGAAGCTAAGCTTGACAAGTTTGATAAATCAAATAAGTATCACTATAAAGCTTTAGTAACAAAGACTGTTGGAAGCTTTGAGCCAGCCACTGATGATTTTTCAATGTAAGGTTTAATGGTTATCACGGGGACTGGTTTTTACTAGTCCCCATTTTTTATTTCTAACACCGCTGCTATGTTTATTACAAAAAACTTAGTGCATGACGTCAAAGATGTCCCGGTGTCCTGGATATTTGAGCACTTTTGCAAGCTCAAAGAAAAGCTTAACGGTCATGACGTAAAAATCAAGAGTATATTCAATCCTAAAGAACGTACTCCTAGCATGTGTATTTATCTTAATAAGGATAACGTATACAGATATAAGGATTTCTCATCAGGTAAATATGGCTCTGCAATAGATCTGGTTAAAGATATTACCCAGCTTTCATACTATAAAGCTTGTCAGCAGGTAGTAGAAAAGTATAATGACTTTGTCCTGCATAACAACGGAGGCTATGATCTTCAAGAGTTTAAACAGGCAAGTAAATACAAAGTATCGTCTACTAAGTCTAGACAGTGGAATACATCGGATCAGTATTTCTGGACCCAGTTTAATATTGGAACCAAGCTTTTAACTGAGCACCATGTGATTCCTTTAGAGTCATACTATATGATAAAAGATGATAAAGAACTTTGTATCAAAGGAAACTATCTATACGGATATCATAAAGCAGACGGCAGTCTTTACAAAATCTACCAACCAAAGACCCTGGATAAGAAGTTCATTAAAGTTTCTGACTATGTTCAAGGTTCTGAACAGATTAAAAACCACCCATTTTTAATCATAACCAGTTCTCTTAAAGATATCATGTCTCTAAAAAGTCTAAAGCTTTCTATAGACATCATAGCCCCAGACTCAGAGAACTCCCTGATCAAAAAGGAGCTAATGAATGAGTACCTGAAAAAGTACAAAAAGGTGGTTGTTCTTTTTGACTATGACGAAGCAGGAATAAAAGCCATGGAACGTTACCAAGAAGTGTACCCAGGTGTCCAGACAGCTGTACTACCAATGAGCAAAGATGTATCTGACTCTATCAGAGATTATACTGCACGGGAAGTGCGTGACAGATTAGTCCCCATTCTGAATAAAAAGTTGGAGAACTAAATAAGTTCTACATTATATTTGTAGAGCTAATCCATATCCCTATGCAACAACCCTGGTTTTATAAAAACAAAGAGGTCCATACTATAGAAGACCTTCCAGATCATGAGAACATCCACGGGTTTGTATATCTGATACAAGATACAATTACATACAAATTCTACGTAGGTAAAAAGGTCCTGCGTAATGTTCGTAAAACAAAAATCTCACAGCGTTTAAAGAAAGCTACTAAGACCCGTAAAACATATCAGCGGACTATAAAAGAGTCTGACTGGAAAGATTATCATGGCTCTTGTAAAGAACTACAAGATGACATACAGAAGTATGGTAAGCAAAGATTTAAACGCACAATACTAGAACTCTGCTGCACAAAGAAATATTTAAGCTTCTGTGAGATTAAGTGGCAGATTAAACTAGAAGTATTAAATGGCGGAAGCTATAACGGAAACATCCTGGGCCGTTACTATATCCGGGATATGCAAAACTGTTTTAAATCATGACTATCTATTTGATAAAGTATACTAACAACGATACTAATGAGACTTTTAATCTAGCATTCAGCAACTTAACAGATGCTAGAAAAGAACTTAATAAGCTTATAAAATATGCCGTTGTTACTATTTACAACGATGAACAACAAGGTCCAATACGTGTATTCAAGCCAAAGAACCAAGCTGACGTAATCAACCTTATAAATTCACTATAATGGAAACCGTAACTAAGTCTGTAGAAGACATTCAAAAAGAATATGACCAGATCATTGCATTTCTGGAATACGAAGAAGCATTTACAGTAGACCCAAGAACGCAGGAGCGTATTCGTAGAAAACTTCAACAGTTGGGCATATGGCCAGTAAACTAGAAGAACTAATACTCAAGTATCCTAAGATTTTTGAGCAGTACGAAGGTAATCCTGGTATGGTTAACTGGTTAGATCTGCCTGAAGGTTGGATACCAGTAGTAGATAAACTATGTGGAGCTATTCAATCATACATAGATAATGTAACCCGATATACAGAAGGTAAAACATATAAGACTCCTCAAGTAACCTGCACGCAGATGAAAGAGAAGTTTGGTGGACTACGCTTCTATGTAAACGGAGGAGATAATCATACAGACGGTATGATCTATATGGCAGAGCACTTGTGCTCACTAACCTGTCAAAAATGTGGATCTGAGAAAAACATAGGACAAACAAAAGGTTGGATAGCTACACTATGTGAAGAGTGTGGTAAAGAACAATCAACTTGGAAAATCAATAACGCATAACTATGGAACTAGAAAGCATAATGCAAGAATCAATAGAAGTCTTAGAAAAAGATTTCTATAATAGAAAGTTCTTCTACTCGTACAGTAGCTTGAACAAACTGATCTGGAATCCTCAGATCTTTTATCAAATGTATGTACTGGGTCTGAAAGAAGAGAAGCTAGATGCACATCTAGTTCAAGGTAAACTAATCCACCTACTCCTATTAGAGCCTGAAAAGTTTGAGAAAGAGTTTATGATGACTCCTTCCACTCTTCCATCAGGAAATCTTAGAGTAGTAGTTGACAGAGTATTTAAACACTACACAGAACTAAGTCGTAACGGTGATGACCGTACAGAGCTTGCACAGTTTGACGGTGCTATCCTGGATGTTATGAGAGACATGAACTACTTCCAGAATCTTAAGACAGATCAGCAACGCCTAGACAAAATTATTACTCCAGAAGCTATATCATACTGGGAGTTCTTAAAAACCAAAGGAGATAAAACACTTATTGATCCTGACACTTTTAAGTTTTGTACAGACGCGGTTGATATTATTAAGACTAATGAGCAAGTGTGTAGGCTTATTGGATGTGATGTAACTGAGTTTGACAGCAAAGAAGTAATCAATGAATTACCTGTAAGTGCAGAGTTCAGTAACAAAGCTTACGGTCTTAAAGGTATAATTGATAATCTAGTAATTGATCATGATAAAAAGATCATTTACGTTAACGATATCAAGACTACCAGCAAAGATCTAAAAGACTTTCCTGAGACTATAGAGTATTACTCTTACTGGTTACAAGCTATTATCTACATGATTATAGTTAACCACCTGTACGGAGATCTTACCGGCCAAGGTTATGAGACCAAGTTTCACTTTGTTGTTATAGACCGGACCTTCCAAAGCTATGCCTTCCCTGTTTCTGAAGAGACACTAAACAAGTGGCTGGACAGATTCCAAGACTGTATAGCCAAAGCAGAGTGGCACTATAAAAACAGGAGCTATGAGCTACCTTATGATTTTGCAAAAGGGCTTGTAGTTCTATAAATAGAACTAATGATGATAGAGAGCTTATACACGAAATATTTCCAGAAGTCACGGTCCTTCTTGTTCCCCGCCCTGGGGATCAAGAAGACCGCAAACTTCTCTCCGTCTGGAACTTATGTGGCCCTAGATGGTCTAATCCAGCCGGAAGATGTCAAACTAATCTGTGCTTACAAAGAAGACCCCTCTGAAGGGTTCAGGATCTTTGAAGAGCAGATGCTTTTAAGTAATCCTTTATTCAACCAAGTACTCCATATCCGTGATTATAACCTCTATGTATTTGATTTTCAGACATATACAGACGACTGGTTTAACTTTATGCTTGGCAAATACTCTAAGCTATCCAATGTTTTAAAGAGAGCTATCAAAACGTACTACGGGGAAAACTCTACCGAGTACAAGTACATAGAGTCCTTTTTGTATCCTGATAAGCACTTTGAAGTATACGCAAAGCTTCTAGACGTAGAAGTCCGCACTCTTAGAAAAATAGGAGAGCTCTGTGACCCCTGTGACTTAGAAAAAGAAAACCTAAAAATTCCTGTAGAAGATTTGGAGATCTTGCAGAAAACTGTTTAATTTTGTAGAACTTAATTATAGACCTTATGAATAAATCAATGATGCTAGTTACCGGCAGCTGGGGTAACAACAAGACATTTAAAATGATCCCTGTTACACCAGAGTGTCCTTTTAACGAAGCAATATTTGACCGTGATAGTAAAGTACTTGCTCTTATTGGTAAAGAAAAGAAACAGAGCATGCACATGGTTGCAAAGCTTGATGATAACGGAGATGTTAAAACACTAAAGTTAGGAAGAAGAGCAGGTGGTAAAGAGTATGCAGAAGAGCGTAAGACTCTAGAAACATACTATGAATACTATGTAGAGAACCCAGATGAAATTAAAAATATAATCAACCTGTTTGCTGTAAACGCTGACTCCTTTGACTACACTCAGTATATGGAGCAAGCATATGTAGAAGAACCTACTAGTAATCTAATCACTGTCTAACGACAGTCCTATGACCAAACCCAACCTAAAGGCAGATTTAAACCTGCCTTTTTTTGGCAAGACTAAAGGGGGAACAGCTTAACTGAACGTCCGTATCATGAGTAACCAACAGACACACTGGGTGATGGACTACGAAACACTTTGCAATTGTTTTGTAGCAGTCTTCCAACACTATAAAGATGAAGGTGTCAGACACATATTCATCATACACAAAGACCGAAATGACTTTACAAAGTTTGTAAACTTCTTAAAATCTTGTGTAAAGAATAAACAGTACCACATCTCATACAACGGTCTGGCATTTGACGCTCAGATCACGCAGTGGATAATAGAGAATCATCAAACATTATCTACTAAGAGTACAGAAGATATCGTAAAAGGTATCTATGACTTTGCACAGAAAACAATATCTCGTACAGACAGAGGAGAATTCCAAGAATATCCACCTTTTAAGTTAAGGATTAAGCAGATTGACTTGTTTAAGATGAACCACTGGGACAACCGTGCCAAGATGAGTTCTCTTAAATGGATACAGTATTCCATGGACTGGGATAATGTAGAAGAGATGCCACATCCCCATCATGCCCCTATTGAAGATGATGTACAACTTAAGAGTTTAGTATCCTATTGTATTAATGATGTACTATCTACTAAAAAAATATTACACCACAGCAAAGAACAGTTAGTACTAAGACAGAATCTAACCAGAGAATATGGTATAGATCTGTATAGTGCATCTGAACCCAGGATATCAAAAGAACTATTCTTGCACTTCCTGCATCAAAAGTTAGGCTGGGAAAAAGCAGAGATAAAACAACTGCGTACTCCTAGACCATATATTATTTTAGCAGACTGTATACTACCATATATACAGTTTAAAACACCAGAATTTCAAAGTGTACTTGAGTATTTTAGAAAGAAGGTAATTACATCTACAAAAGACGGGTTTAAGCACAGCGTCACATATCGTGGAGTACAAACTGACTACGGTCTGGGCGGTATTCACGGTGCTACAGACGCAGGTGTTTATGAAGCTAAACCTGGATGGACCATCATGACCTCAGACGTTACTAGTTTCTATCCAAACCTTGCTATCAAAAATGGTTTTCATCCTGAGCACTTACCTGCAAAAGAGTTTGGTGAGCTCTATGAATGGTTCTTTGAAGAACGTAAGAAGATTCCTAAGTCTGATCCTAAGAACTATGTCTACAAGATTATCCTGAACTCTACCTACGGCCTTACAGGTGATGAGAACTCTTTCCTGTATGACCCACGCATGACTATGCAGATTACTATCAACGGACAACTAAGTCTTAGTATGCTTTATGAGATGATCTGTGAGGAGATTCCTGAAGCTGTACCGCTCATGCAGAACACAGACGGTCTAGAAACTATGATCCCCACATCTGCTGTAGAAAAGTATATGAATATCTGCACCAGATGGGAAATGATGACTAAACTGTCCTTGGAGCATGATCAGTATAAGAAGATGATCATGCGAGACGTCAATAACTACATTGCTATCAACAAAGATGATAAAGTAAAATGTAAAGGTGCCTTTGAGTGGGAAGATCTAGACAAAAAGAAAGTAGCTGTATTTCATAAGAATAAAAGCTTTCTAATAATCCCCAAGGCTATCTATGCATACTTTGTAAATGGTACTAAGCCAGAAACATTTCTAGCACAGAATACAGAAATAACTGATTACTGTGCAGGAGTAAAAGCTAAATCCGGCTGGTACTTTGAGGAGCAATACATTGACAGCGGTCAGTTAATAGTAAACCGTCTACAAAAGATCGTAAGATATTACGTATCCAATACAGGATCTAAACTAGTAAAGTGCCATAAAGATGGCCGGGTAATCCAAGCAGAAGCAGGACAGTGGCTACAAACTGTAGTCAACTCCATAGACAAGAACAAGTCTTTTCAGGATTATGACATTAACCTGCAGTACTATCTAGAAGAGATATATAAACAGATAGAGCAGATAGAAAGAATTAAACCTAAATCATTTACACAACTATCACTTTTTTAATCTACACTTATGCCAGTAAAAACCCAATTCGTAACTGAGCAGCACATCCGTAACGCAGCTTTACCTACACACGGTAAACGTTACACAGTAATCCCCCACGCTTTCATCATTGATGAAACGCGTAAAGAACTAGCCGCAGCAGGCTTTCAAATTAACCAAGAGCTGTATAAAACCAGCCTTGATGGACAAGTAGCTCAAGGTGTGTATCACCTGAACTATGGAAATGACCAAGACATGGGTCTTATGTTTGCATGGTCTAACTCTTACAACAAACAGATGAGGTTCAAGTGTGCTATTGGTGCACAAGTATTCATCTGTATGAATGGAGTAGTATCAGGTGATCTGGCAAACTTTCAGCGTAAGCACACTGGTTCTGCGTTGATAGATGTTACAAACTCTATCCAGTTCCAGATTACTAATGCTAAGCAGTACTATGACAACTTAGTAGCTGACAAAGAAATGCTTAAGCAAGTAACTCTTGACCAGTCTCAGAAAGGTAGTATTGTTGGTAGACTTCTAATTGATCAGGAAATCCTAACACTAACTCAAGTTGGTATTATTCAGCGTGAGATAGAGAAACCTACTCATCAGTACTCTATGAATCCTAACTCAGCTTGGGATTTATATAATCATATCACACTAGCTCTGAAAGATTCTCACCCTCTGAGGTATCTATCTGATCATCAAAAAGTACACAACTTCTTTGTTGATGAGTTTGGTAATCTACAAGGAGTATATGCACCTATTGTTGATGAAGTAGACACAGACGGATATGAAGAAGAAATGCCATTAGCTGTTACTGTAAACACAGAAGACACAGCTGATGAAGTAGAAGAAGATTTACTCTTTGGTGTAACATTTAATTAATAATAAGGGAGGGGTGGGTAAAACCACTCCTCCACTTAAATCTAAACTTATGTCTGACTTACAGTTAATAAACGCCAGAGAAATGGCAATCAAACATCCTTCTACATTTAATGCTCCTTGTGAAGACTGTCTTAATGATATTAATGAAGGTGACTATGTTAAGATATGTCCAGGAGAAGAAAGGTTCTGGTGTAATGTAATAACAGTAGATAAAGATAACCGTAGCATTACAGCCTCAGTATCTAACAGACTTATCTATTATGATCTGCCGGTAGGTACCGTTCTAGAAATAGGCTATGATAATGTATACGATATTCTCAAACCTGAAGATATGAACTTATGATAATAGGAATCAATGGATACTCTGGTACCGGTAAAGACACAGTCGGTAAACTTATACAGCTTGCAGCTACAGATACCATACCTGAAGGCTATGATGTCTACGATATAGTAGATAATTACCCAGACCACCAATGGTGGCTGGAAGAAAAGTCTGGATGGGAAATAAAAAAATGGGCTGGTAAGCTCAAGACTATAGCTAGTGTTCTTACAGGTATAGAGACTGAAAAGTTTGAAGACCAAGAGTTTAAGACAAAAGCTCTTGGTAGAGAATGGTGTTATCCTACTGAATGGCAAGGTAGAGAACACTGGGTAGAAATGACAGTAAGAGAATTTTTACAGCGTCTAGGTACTGACGGCCTACGTACAGGTCTTCATGAAAACACCTGGGTAAATGCTCTTATGGCAGACTACGAAGGTACCTATGACTTGGATACTGACCGTACAACTTACCCTAACTGGATCATTACAGACACCCGTTTTCCTAATGAAGCTGAGGCTATCAAAAATGCGGGTGGTATAGTAATCCGGATAGATCGCCCAGGAGTTACTGCAGTAAATGCACATCCTTCTGAGACAGCTTTAGACAACTGGAAGTTTGATCATAAGATTATGAACGGATCTGATCTGACTAGTCTATTATTTTCAGTTGGCAATCTATTAAGAAAAGAAAAACTGATATGAGAATAATTAAACAACAAACCAAAACCCTGATAACCCGTGACAATGGACGGAGTTCGGATGCAGTAGCACCGAACTTCATCTACGGGTGTTTGGGAGGATGTATGAGCTCCTACTGCTATGTAGGACGCTATAATCATGACAGAGTATACGTCAATGAAAACATGGATGATTTACTCATGTCTGTACATGGCTGGATTAGTAAACAGCCCTGGCCTAAAGAACCAAATCAGTGTGACCCAAAGTACTACGTCATAGACATTGGATGCTCTACAGATATCCCACTCATGCGTAAGCATTATAACTGGCAGGAAGTCTTTGACTACTTCAGTTACAAAGACGGTATGGCTAAGAGCACATTTGCCACTAAGTATCCTACTATGTTCTTGCCGATGAAGTACAACCTGGAAAAAGAAAAACACCGTATCAGGGTAAGCCTGATGCCTCAGAAATACTCTGACATCCTGGAGCCAGGGACAGACAAAATCTCTGATCGCATAGCTGAGATACCAAAGCTGATGGAATATATGGAAGTACACATCAACTTTTCTCCTATCATCTACACTGACGACTGGTTAGAAGAGTATAAGAAACTCTTTAAAGAAATCCGATCTGCCGGCATAGATACTAAATGTGAGTGTATCTTTTTAACACACAATATTCATCAGCACGAGCGTAACTCTAAGCCTGTTCAGGATCTCCTGTGGCGTCCAGATATCCAAGAGAAAAAAGACTCTCAGTACGCTCCTGATAATATCAGGTATCAGTTTCAACTGAAACGCCAAATGATACAAGAGTTTACTCACCTGTATGCAGATTACTTTAATCCCTCTGGTATCCGTTACATCTTTTAACCTATGGCACAGACAGCATTAGATTGGTTTCTCTCTAGAGTTAATAAAACTAGCTACGATAAGATCAATGAGCTTATAGAGCAAGCTAAACAACTAGAAAAAGAGCAGCGTATACAAGACTATAATGCTGGATATACCGATGCTCAGTGTAACCATATCAATGATGCTGAGAATTATCTTAATGAAATAACCTATATGACCGATGAAAATACTACACATTAGTGACACTCATGGCTACCATGGTACTTTCCCTGAAAGTAGGTTTGAAAGTATGGATGTAGTAGTGCATAGCGGTGACTGCTCCAACTATAGAGACTCCTATAGAAACAGTAATGAAGTACTTGACTTTATTAGATGGAGTCAAGTTCTGGGGTAGTCCTATCACTCCTACATTTTGTGACTGGTCTTTTATGAAAGCCAGGGATAAGACCTATAAAGTATGGGCACAGATCCCTGATGATACAGATGTACTAGTAGTCCATGGACCTCCCAAGGGAGTCCGGGACTTAAGCTTTGACAGACAGGGTAACCTAGAAATGTGCGGAGACCTAGCTCTTATGAAAAGATGCTATGCACTAAAGGATACACTAAAGCTAGTATGCTTTGGGCACATCCATAACATGGACGGTGTAGATACTAACCAAGGAGTATCTCACTATTCCCGTACAAAGACGGTCTTCTCTAATGCAGCCTGTGTTTATGACGGACGCTTTGACCTTGGACTTACATCACACGGAAACATTTTAGAACTATGAGCACAAGACCAACACTCACAGAAACAGAAGTGCTGTTTATGCACTACAAAAAAGGTATGGCAGGCAGCGGTATGACTGCACTAATAGATGCCATATGGAAACTAGATAGAAAGAACAGAGCTAAAATAGCTCTAGGTTATCCTGAACTCGTTACAGTTTGTAACAGGTTCAATGACGAAAACGGTTACTGGGAAGATCTTCAATCTAGATGGAGAGAAGCTAATCAGTACGTCAATGCAGATTTATAACAAATAAATCCTATACTATGAAAGACACATGTATCCTATGCGGAGTGGAGACGGCTTATGATGAGACTACCCACGTTGACATGCGGGTAGGCTACATAGAAGGAGCTGGACAACTCTGTACTCAATGCTACCGGACTGGTACTAACCGCAACCATATTGCAGTACCAGAATCCATGATTCTAAACACACCTAATGATATGGAACTAGGTGGTAAAGTAAGAAATCTATACTATGAAAATAGATAAGAATCAAGTACTGTTGTGGGTATGCCTGGTTGGGTTGTTATCAGTGTTAGCAGTAGCCATTTAC